TTCAAGCGCAACGTGATCGGCAAGCACGAGGGCACCCGGCTCGGAGCCCAGGAGATCTACGGCGAGGTGCTGGAGGACGTCGAGGGCGCGCTGTGGAACTACGGGCTGTTCACCTACGCCAAGGACGCCCCCGTCCTGGATCGGATCGTGGTCTCCGTCGACCCCGCCGGATCCACCGACGCCCGTGCCGACGACACCGGCATCGTGGTGATGGGACGCAAGGACGACCTGGAGTTCGTGCTCGCCGACCTGACCGGCAAGTTCACCCCCGACGTGTGGGGCAAGCGGGTGTGGCAGGCCGTCTCCGACTACTCCGTCGACGCGATCGTCGCCGAGAAGAACTATGGCGGCAACATGGTCAAGCACGTCCTGGAGACCACGAAGCCGAAGGACCTCGACGCCCGCATACAGCTCGTCAACTCCCGGCACGGCAAGAAGATCCGCGCCGAGCCTGTGGTGGCCCGCTACGAGCAGCACCGGGTCGTCCACGTCGGAGAGCGTGGGGACCTGCACGACCTGGAGGACGAGCAGACCTCCTGGGTTCCCGGGGAGGGTCCGTCCCCGAACCGTGTCGACGCCCTCGTCCATGGGTCCACCGCCCTGGTCAACGGCCATGGTGTGGCACAGGTCTCGAGTCCGGCTCGCCTGGTGCGTCGTACGCCGGTGCCCCGCCACCTGCGGGTAGTTTGACCACTGGTCAAAGTAGAGGAGAGAGATGGACTTCCTGTTGCACCCGGTGGTGTGGGTGATCATCGGCGTGCTCTCGGTGGCGCGGACAGCCCGCCTGATCACCCACGACACCTGGCCTCCGATGGAGTGGGCGCGTCCCAGGATCGCGGCGAAGCTGAAAGGCTGGGCCGAACTGGTGGTCTGCCCCTTCTGTGTGGCCCCGTACCTGATGGCCGGACAGATCGCCTGGTTCCTCCTGGTCTACAACAACACCAGCACCAACGGGTTCCTGATCTGGTGGCTGGTCCCCAACGCCTGGTGGGCCTGCTCCTACCTGGCCGCCATCGTCGTCGCCTACGACCAGCCTGAGTAATGGGCGTCGAAGTCCCCTGCGAGGAGTGCGTCCGGGGGAACCACGAGAAGTGCGACGGGGAGGCGTGGAACGACACGTACCAGTGTGTCGTCGACTGCTCCTGCCGTGTCTGCACCTGAGCCTGTGCCACACTCCGTCCTAGTAGCAGACCTAACAGGAGCCTTGGATGCCCCGTCGTCAGAGGGAGCTGGCACCAGTAGTGCCGCTCCCCACCCGCTCACTCGTCGCATCGGCGACCCGGTTCGACGCCAAGACGGCGCGCATCTACAACAACTCCCCGAACACCTGGCAGGCCGAGGCGTACCGCCACTACCGCATCTGCGGTGAGGCCAGGTTCGCCGCCCAGTTCTTCGGCCACGCGCTCTCCAAGGCCGACCTCTATATTCCCGCCGACCCCCGCGACAAGCGGTCACCGAAACTGACCAGCGGCCCGGCGGTCGACGCCCTCGACGAGCTGTTCAACGGCTGTGAGGGCCAAGAGTCCATGAACGCCGCGGTCGGCGTCCACCTCACCATCGCCGGTGAGTGCTTCCTGATCGGCCGCACACCACAAGGGGAGACCGACCCGATCTGGGAGATCCGCTCGGTGCTGGAGACCCGCACCAACGGCCTGCCGATGGGCAAGGGCGGCAAGTGGTGGATCGTCCAGGGCGGCGGGCAGCCGAACATCCCCCTGGTCGACGACGACGTGGTGATCCGGATCTGGACGCCCGACCCGCAGGAGTCCATCCAGGCCGACTCTCCGTTCCGGTCACTCCTCCCGATCCTGGAGGAGATCGAGTGGCTCACCCGGTACGTGTTCGCGCAGTGCTCGTCGCGGCTCGCCGGGGCCGGCGTCTGGATGGTCCCCGAGGAGATCGACTTCCCGGAGCCTCCGGACCTGGACGGCGAGGAGAACGCCGAGCGGAACAAGGCCGACAAGCTGATGACGCTGCTGGCCGACAACATGCTCAAGCCGATCGAGGACCCGTCGAACCCGGCGGCGAAGATCCCGATCGTGATGACCGCCCCCGGCGAGCACATCGGCAAGCAGGAGTGGATCAAGTTCTGGTCCGAGCTGGACACCGAGGCGAAGGGGCTCCGGCAGGAGGCGATCCAGCGGTTCGCGCTCGGCATGGACCTGCCTCCCGAGCGGGTGCTGGGGATGTCCTCGAACCTCGGCACCGGCGGCGGACAGGGCACCGGCGTCTCCCACTGGGGTGCCTGGCAGATCGACGAGGACACCATCAAGATGCACGTCGAGCCGATGCTCGACGTGCTGGTCTCTGCCATCGCCATCTACTACCTGCGGCCGGTCACCGAGGACCCGGTGGCCACCATTCGCTACGACACCTCCGACCTGCGGCTGCGGCCCGACCGCTCCGCCGAGGCGATGGAGCTCTACGACCGGGGCCTGGTCTCCGGTGAGGTGGTGCTGCGCGAGAACGGCTTCGATGTGTCCGAGGCGATGAAGCCCGACGAGCGCCAGATGTGGCTGACGGTCAAGGTGGCCTCCGGCTCCGCGACACCGGAGATGGTGAACGAGGCCCTGCGTGCGCTCGGTGTCGACCTGGGTCCCGCCGCCGTGCCGACCCTGCCGATGCCGCCGGACATCAACGAGTCCCGCCCACCGCCATCACTGGAGGACCACCCGAACCGGGACCTGCCGGACCGTGCCGCCGCCCTGCTCGCCGGGTCCGAGGGCCTGGTGCTCCGCGCGCTCGAGAGAGCAGGGAACCGGTTGCGCCAGGCCGGGACGAAGCCGCCTGGGGTGCCGTCGTACGAGACCCACACGATGATGTCGCTGACCCCCAGCCAGGCCACGGAGGCCCTGGTCGACGCCTGGCCCTGCGCCCCGCTCGTGCTGGACGGCATCGCGCCAGACTGTGAGTCCACCGTCAAGACCCTGCACTCCTACACGATGGGCCTGCTCACCTCCGGCAAGCCCCACACCCGCGACGCTCTCGCCAAGTGGCTCGCCACGGTGACCTGATGTTCGACCGGATCCAGTTCGCCGCGAAGCGACGCAAGGCCCAGGACGACCTGATCGCCGCCCTGGAGCCGGTGGTCGGCCGGGCGCTGGACCGCAAGCAGGACGGCGCCGACACCTGGTGGCGCACCGTGGTCGACGCCGCCAAGCCGCTGTTCGACAGCGTCGTCCGTGACGACGGAGGCGACCCCGGCAAGGCGGCACCCGCCTGGGCACGGCTGGCCCTCGACCTCACCCACGCCCTGACCAAGACCAAGCGCGTCGACGAGTACAGCCACACCCTGGTCGCCACCTGGGTGGCAGCGGAGATCCTGTCCGCCGCCACCATCGCCGCTGCCGTGCAGGGCGAGGAGACCTTCGAGTTGGAGTGGATCTCCATGCACGACAGCAAGGTCCGCCACACCCACCGTCAGGCCGACGGTCAGCGGATCAAGCCCGGAGACAAGTTCCGGGTCGGCACCGCAGAACTCCGCTACCCCGGAGACTCGACCGCACCCATGAAGGAGTGGGTGAACTGCCGCTGCACACTCGCCGCAGTGCCGGTCACCGACATCGGGGCCGCTTCGGTGGATACTGAGGCTGGTCTGGAACGAGGAGCACCCGAGATGAGTGAGACGACTACCGAGGCACCGGCCAGCCGGGTCGACCCCACCGGCCTGATCCCCTGGCACGGCGTGCTCGCGCCCGAAGGCGTGTGGTCCGGCGACAAGCGCATGTTCGCCGAGGGGGCGCTGTCCAACCGCGACCTGCCGCTGCCGCTGACCTACCAGAAGGTCTCCGACGAGGGGCACAAGGGCTCGGTCACCGTCGGGTCGATCGACTGGCTGGAGAAGCGCGGCAACATGATGCACGCCGGCGGCGTGATGCTGGAGACCGAGGAGGCCGACGAGGCTGTCGGGCTGCTCGCCCACTTCGGCAAGTTCGGTGTCTCCGTCGACGCGGACGCCGCCGACTTCGACCTCGACGAGGAGGAGGACGGGATCGTCTTCACGATGGCCCGCATCTGCTCGGCGGCGATGGTGCAGATCCCGGCGTTCGCGCAGGCGTACATCCGGCTCGGAACCGACCCGGACTACCAGCCCGCCGAGGAGTCCCTGGCCGCCTCCATCGAGGAGCAGGCTGGCACTTTGACCACTGGTCAAACTCAGGTCTTCACCTACCCCGGCACCGTCACCGTGGACCTGGGGACGCTGGGGAACCTGACGGTCAGCGCCGCGATCAGCGACAAGTCGTGGGACGGCTCCGCCTCCCGGTTCACCCCCGAGCAGTGGAAGCGGTCCTGCGTCCTCCACCTCGACGACTCCCTGAACAAGTCCTCCCACAAGCTGCCCATCAAGGAGCCCGACGGCGCCCTGTCCCGCGCCGGTGTCCACGCCGCCGCAGGCCGGGTCAACCAGGTCGACGCCCCGTCCGACAAGGTGGCCGCTGCCCGCCGTGCCCTGCGCTCGGCGTACTCCACGCTCGGTGAGGACCCGCCCGAGGGACTCGCCTTCGAGAACACGGTGGTCCTCTCCATCGAGGAACTGACCGACGTCCCCGAGGACTCGATCTGCCTGCACGAGGGCTGCAAGAACCCGCCCACCAAGGCCGTCTCCACCGACGACCCCATGTGGTTCGGCCTGTGGTGCGACGAGCACGCCGCCGCCGCCGAGGACAAGCCGCTGGAACTCGGCATCGACCCGGAGTCCTTCGGGCGTGGCCCCGGCTGGATCACCAACCCCGCCGACACCAAGCGCATCCACGACTACTGGACCGTCCCCGGCCAGCCCGGCTACGAGAAGGTCGGCTGGGGCACCGACGGCGACTTCAACCGCTGCCGGGTCGAGGTGGGCCAGGAGATCGGGGAGAACTCTCCGGAGAAGCTCCGGTTCATCAACCAGATCTGCGCCCAGTGGCACCACGACGCCACCGGCTTCTGGCCTGGTGACGCACCGGCCGAGCGTGGCCACGCGCTGGCTACGCCCGAAGGTGAGCAGGCTCCGGCGATCAGCCTGGTCGCCTCCGCCGACACCGTCACCCCGCCTGCGGAGTGGTTCCGCGACCCCGGCCTCACCGAGCCGACCCCGATCACGATCACCGAGGACGGGCACATCTTCGGTCACGTCGCCGACTTCTCGGTCTGCCACATGTCCTTCACCGAGCCCGGCCAGTGCATCCAGGTCCACCCGTCCACCAACGGCTACGCCTACTACCGGATGGGTGAGGTGGTCACCGACGAGGGTCCGGTCGCCACCGGTGTGGTCACCCTGGCCACCAAGCACGCCGGGCGGCGGCTCGGCCTCCGCGCCGCCCTCTCCCACTACGACGACACCGGCAACGCGGTCGCCGACGTGGTGTGCGGCGACGACGACATCGGCGTCTGGATCAACGGCTGGGTCCGTCCCTGGATCAGCGACGAGAAGAAGTACGAGCTCCGCGCCCACCCGCCCAGCGGCGACTGGCGGCGCAACCCGAACACCGGCGAGATGGACATGATCGGGGTGCTCAGCGTCAACGCTCCCGGACTCCCGGTCCGCCGGGTCGGGATCGACAACGGCGTCCAGGTGTCCCTGGTCGCCAGCCTCACTACGTCCGAGGTCGACTCCGACTCTCCGATCACCGAGCTGGCCGAGGCTGTCGCCGCCGCCATCGAGGACCGTGAGGAGCGTCGCCGGACGATCGAGGAACTGGCCCACGTCTTCGAGGAGGTCTGATGGGTTGCGGATGCGGTCAGAGCAGCACCACCGAGTACGTGTTCACTGCTCCCAACGGCCAGACCAAGGTGTACTCGAAGGAGATCGAGGCCCAGGTGGCGAAGATCCGCGCCGGCGGCGGCACCATCACCACTCGACAGAAGTGAGGGCCGATGCCCCTGTCAACGGTGCGCCTGCGCCGAGGTACAGCCGCGACCTGGACGGCGCAGAACCCGATCCTGGCGATCGGCGAGCCCGGCTGGGAGACCGACACGCTCAAGGGCAAGGTGGGTGACGGGTCCACCACCTGGAACTCCCTGCCCTACTCGCTCGGCGACTCCGGCGCGATCGTCACAGCCGCCGCCCCGTCCGGCGGCGACGACCTGGCGTACCTCCAGGCTCTGCTCACCCTGCTCGGGGCCGGTGGTGGCGGCACCCTGCAACTGCGGCCCGGCACCTACCTGATCTCCAACCTGATGGAGGTCCCCAACAAGGTGACCCTGCGCGGGGTGAACAGGTCGGCCACGCTGATCAAGGCGGGCACCGGGTTCCCCACCTCCACCGCCCTGATCCGGCTCGGCCCTGCTGCCGGGCTGTCGTTCGCGTCCCGCCTCGAGCGGATGTCCCTGGACTGCAACAACGTGACCGGCTCGGTGGGCGTCTACTCGTTCCAGGGTCAGGAGATGTGCGGCCTGATGCTGGTGGCCATCTCCAACTTCAAGGCCACCGGCATCCACTTCGACACCGGTGCGGCCAACTTCACCATCGACAACGTCGAGGTCTACCCGTCGTCGACCGGGGCCACCACCGGGATCCTGCTGCACTGCGCCGGGTCGCAGATCATCAACAAGCCCACCGTCGGCGTGCAGGGGCTCCTCACCGTCGGCATCTCGGTGGCCACCGGCGAGGCCACGATCATCGGCGCCCACATCGAGAACTGCACCGACGGCATCCTGTTCGACAACGCCCGGGGTGTGGTGATCGGCGCGTCCGGCCCGACCGCCGTCGCCAACGTCACGAACCTGATCCGGGGCACCGGCAACACCCGCTACCTGACGATCATCGACGCCACCAAGAACTCCGCCACCAACACCTACAAGGCGGACTTCTTCGGGATCACCGTCACCGACGCCTTCGTCCAGACAGCCGTGGCAGGCAACCTCCAGGTCGCCAGGTTCCAGCACAACGGCGACCAGATCGGCTTCTACGGCACCACCCCGATCGCCAAGGCGGCAGCGATCAGCGCCACCCCCGCCGCCGCACCGGCAGGAGGTACTGGCACTGCGGCTGGAGGGTGGGACACTGCTGCCAACCGGGACGCGGCCATCGCCACCATCAACGGGCTGCGGACCGCGTTCGCCGACATGAAGGCCAGGCTCGTCGCCTACGGCCTGCTGCCCTAGGAGCCACGATGCCGCTGTCGACAGTCCGGTTCCGCCGTGGCACCGCCGCCGAGTGGACCGCAGGGAACCCGATCCTCTCCATCGGGGAGCCGGGGTGGGAGACCGACACCCGGAAGGGCAAGGTCGGGAACGGCTCGTCCACCTGGAACTCGCTGCCGTACAGCCTGGGCGACCTGTCCACCACTCTGATGTGGCAGCCGAGCACGTCGTACACCA